ACTGTTGTTCCATTTAATAATTTTCTAGCAGCAGCATAAACAAACACACTCATTATCAATCCGCCAGTTACACCCCAAATCGCACGCCGAGCCATAAAACTACCCATTTGTGCTAGTCCAGGATTTCTACCTTTCCAGGTAGAATTTTTTATTTGCTCTTTCATTGTTAGAATGTCTTTTGCTCTTTGAGCTTTATTAGCCGCTTTTTGTGCATCTGACAAAGCTGAGTTAGCTTCATCTAAAGCAGTTTGTTTATCTGCAATATCTTGAATAGTTTTTATGGGGTCGGTTAAATCAAGGTTAGCTGGTGAATTTTGAAGAGTGTCCACCATATTCTGTAAGACCAATTTTTGTTCGGGAGAATCTAGTTTAAGAATATTTGAGATAACTTCATCAGGAGTAGTTTTGGCTTTTATGTTTAGTAAGTTTTCAAAACTTTGCATTGCTTTACTGCCTTGTGAATAGTTCTGATATGCTTCGTTCCAAATACTATTACCATTTGCATCTGTAATATGCCCAAAAGCAGATTGTGCTGCGTCTTTAATTTCATTAGTTAAGGCAACCCTTTGCTGGTCAACTTGCAAAGTACCACCAACTTCTTTGTAGGTACTTCCATTCAAACGGGTAATTAAATCTTGTGCTTGAGTAGGAGTTAAAGATGTCGCTGTTTCGTTCCCCATAGTCCCTAATTGGCTTTGAATTTGTGCTGCAATTTTAGGATTCATCTGACTTAAATCAAGAGCCTTGCCGCCTACCATTGCTGTAGGGTTTTTTTCTATATCTAAATTATCAGGCAAAGCAAAATTCTTTCCCTGTTTTAAGTCATTTAAAGCATTTAATTGTTCATTGGTTAAATTAAGCCTTAAATTTGGGTCTACCTGTTCTACTTGTGTTGCGGCATTGCCAAAATTTGCCCCCATTTCAGCCTTTGCACCTTTAAGACCTGTTTGTATATCCCCTGCTCCGGTTACGGCTGGCTGGACAACAGAACTTCGTGCTTGCTGTGCGGTTTGTGCTTCAGTTTGGGCTTGATTCAATTCTCCTTGGGTTTGGGTAATATCACCCTGAGCATTCTGCATTTCAGGACTTATTTTAGGTGTTACTTGTGTGCCAAAAACAGGTTCGTTTAATTTAGCCTTAACATCTTCCATTGAGGGAAGCGAAGATTTTATATCACTTACTTTACTGCTGATATTATCCGCAAGGTCTGTTATATCCTGCGTACTTAAATTTATGCCTAATTTAGAGGCAGTGTCGCCAATAACATTCTGAAAAGCGGTCTTAATTCCTTGAACTGTCTGTATGGGATTTTCTATCATAGCACCCTCGCCAACAGCATTAGCGGCTCCTAAAGCCTGTCCGCCAATTTGTTTTAATCCTTCTGTTCCCTGTTGTTGTGGCTCAACTGTCCCACCTATATTTTGTGGCAATACGGTTTGTGGTTTGTTGATATTTGCTTCGCTATTGCTAGTATTTACAGATGCAGGCGGTAGGGTTGGCGGTAAAGGTGTTGCTGTCCCACCTGCGTTTGCTCTTTGCGGGTTGCCTGTATCAACAGGAGTGTCTGAACCAGGGTTTTGAAATTCATTGGCTGTCTGAACCGCACCTTGGGCTATTCTTGTCCCTGCAAATTGGACTGCTTTTGGTATAGCGGTGGCAATATCCATTCCTACTTGTCCCGCTGCTGGAATTAAACTGCCCATAAATTTACTTGCAGTAGTCGTTCCTGGTTGTGGGGCATTAGGATTTACAAACTGGCTATTCGGAGTGTTGGGATTAAAAGGACTCTTGCTTGGTGGCAAGATATTAGTCGGTGCGGTAGTTGGTGCTAGTGGTGGAGTCGGCAAAGCACCTTTACCTATAAATTGTAAAAAACTTGCTCCCATTACATTCCTTGATAATTATGAAGTTGCCAGCCCATTGAACCTTTTGAGTCTGTATAGGCTTGGTCGGCATCTTTGGCAAGATAACCGAAATTAGAAACAAAATCAGCCTGCGAATATCCTGCATCTGTCCATTGTTTTAAATTGGTATTCCAAGTATTTGGTGAAATAGCTTTGCTTCCATTAGCTAAAAGTTGTCCAGGTGCAGAAGTTAAATCAGTCTTCATTGAGCTATAAGCTGCTGGAGTAACTGTTTTTGTCGGAGGATTATTTTGTTCTTGCTGGGCTTCGGCATTTGTTTTGGCCGCTGAAGCATTACTATTTGCCGCCGCCGCAAGTGAAGCCGATGCCGAAGCATAACTCTGTGCCGTGTTGGCTTTTGTGGCCGCTAAATCAGCCGTTGCTTTCGCCTGTGCTTGTTCTGGTGTTAAAGTTTCACCTTGCGTTTTAGCAATCGTGGCGTAAGTATTAGCCAAATCCGCTATGGCTTTATTTTTTGCATCAGTGGCAGCCTGTGCAGTAGCCTGAACAGTTTTATATGCACTAATAACCGCATTTGGGTCAAGGGGAATCCCCGAACCCTGTGTGTAGGTTTGGGCAACACTATTTGCCCACTTAGTTAAAGCGGCTGGGTCGGTAAGGTCAATGCCTGAAGTAATTGCGGCTTGAGCGGCATTTTGTGCGGCGGTGTTAGCAAGTCCAGGGGCAACTGTTAATTTAAAGTTAGAGGCATCATTTGCGGATTTAGTGTAAGCAGTCAATTTAGCATTGTAAGCAGTCGTAGCATCAGAATTAACACCTGTTAGAATAGTATTTATTTGGTCTTGATATTTAGCATCGCTAGCACCTAAGGCTCCCGTTAGTTCATTTGCGTTTGCAGTATTTATTGTGTCTGTCTGCGCTGAACCTACATTGCTACCTAACTCCCCTCCCCGTCCCTGTTGGGCGATATTAGAACCTACTCGATTAGCTTCTATTGGGGCGTAGGTAGAGCGCACATTAGCCTCAGCTTGGGCTTTAGCGATGTTGAGAGCGTCTATTTGAGGCTGAAAGTTCTTTAGTGTGCTTGAGTAAATATCGCTCTGTGTAGGGGCGTTTAAGATGTTTCCGTTTGCATCTAAATATCCTGAAGCCTGTCCCGAAGCTAAAAGGTCTGGGTTACTTCCGTAAATACCAGTAGGTGTTGTTCCTGAACCGCCTACATTTCCTGTGTAGGTAAGTTGACCGTTTACCATAGTTTCACCAGAACCAGTTTGCGGTGAAGTCTGGGGTGGTGTTGGTGCTGTGGGGTTACCTGAAACATTTTGTCCCACAACCGCATTAGGAATTTGGTAACCTTGCTGTCCCTGTGCGACACCAAGTTTAACCTGTCCACTATCAAGGGCGGCTTGGTTAGCGGCTTGCGTTCCTGCTATGTCATTATCGGGTGCTTGTGTGGCCATAAGATTAACTTAAAGGGATAAAGTAGGCTGTAACAGTTGAACCTGTTATTTTATAATAATCATTCTTTTTAACCGGACTCATTCCTGTATCACCCGAAGTGGCGGAAGCAGAAGCCCTTGCGGTAGTTGGCGGGTTAGCACTGTCGGTTAAAAGCGTAGCCAAAAATCCACCGGAAATAATAATAATAAACCCATCAGTAGTAATTTGATGAGCATTACCGTCAGCCGTGGCAGACCCCCACGTTCCCAAACCACAGGAATAAACCAAAGGAACAATATTGCCTAATGGCGATAACATTTGGAATTGCGTACCATCATAAGTTACTTCCACTACTTGTCCCGAAACAATATCCCCCGACGCTAATGCTGTAGTTGGGGTTGTACCGACATTTTTAACGATATTTTTCGCAGTTAATCCATTAACAGCCAGCGTGGACGCTCCACTATTGGTAAAGTTAGCCTTAAATCTGAAAGTCTGCCCAGCTTTTAAAGCCGTAGGTACTGGAAAAAGGGTTAAGACATAAGCATTGGCTGAACCAGTGGATGTATTATAAACTTCGCAGGCGTTTTGCAAGCCTGTCTGGGTGACCAGTTTATTGCCACTGCCTCTGGCTATAGTCGTATCATCGCCCGCTCCTGCTAAGTAAAAGTCCGTCAAAACATAATAAGATGGATTCATCGCCAACTCTGCTGCTGTAGAACCTGTATCACAACCTGCGTTTATCTGGGCTGTAGTGGCAATTTGTGAAATGCCTTTTGTGCTGATATTAGCATTGGGTGAACCGTTAAAAGCCAAACAGTCAGCATAAATCTTTGTAGCCAGTTGGTTTGGGGTGGTTATGGAAGCTGTCCCGTCATATCCCAAAGGACAAGAGGCGTTTAACTGAACTTGTCCGCCGATTAAATCCGCTATGGCCTTAATATGTGCAAAGTCAGTAATCGTAACCGAAGCTCCTACTCTATGGACAAACTTTGTACCGTTAGAATATACACCCTGTGAACTCACATTTTGAATAGAAGTAAGATTTGCCCCGGTTTTAACGCAGTAAATATGCTCTTTGGTAGAGATAGCTCCGTCCAAAGTAAAATAGAAATTACCGTCAGGTAAGGTTACTCCGTTGTCATCCACGTTACTTTGTAGGGTTGCTGAAGTTCCCGCCACATTTATTTGTGTACTGAGCTGGCTAGTAAAATCTGCGACAATTATGGCTAATTTTGAACTCATATATTTGCTTATTATTTAATAAAATGCTATATTTATATTGCTTGCTGACACAGGCTATAATATTATTGGTAGTCGCCCGTGCCTTTGCTATGTCAGTAGCTGAGTGTGCGGGCTTTTAAATTTATGCAAAGAAAATGTCAATTATGTAATAAGTTATTTTTGGCAAAGAATTATCAAGTAAAAATTGGTGGTGCAAAATTTTGTTCAAGATTATGTGCTAATAAAGTTTCAGCAAAGTCGGGAGATAGAAGTCCTACTTGGACTGGTAATAAGGTTGGGTATATGGGTATTCATCATTGGTTAAAGAAAAACTTTGGTAAAGCTAATAAGTGTGAAAATTCTAACTGTTTAAATTTAAGCAAAAAATTTGAGTGGGCTAAACTTAAAAGTAAAGGATATCAACGAAAGCGAGAAAATTTTATTAGGTTATGCCGTAGATGTCATATGTTTTATGATGGCTTAATTAGAGGTGGCTGGAATAAGGGTATTAAGAATCCTTACAAACAATCACGAAAGATAAATTAATTATACCTGATTATCAATTCCTGCTAGACTTACTTTCTGCTTCATTCTGAATCTTTTTGGAATACGGCTTTCAAATAATTCAATATCCCAGTCTGAACTGAAGTTAAAATCAAAATAGCCAATTCCCGTAGGAATGATTTGAATCGTTCTCTTTCTAAACTTTGGGCAATGGTACATTTTCATTTCCCAAAAGTACGGATAGATGGGATTGATTTTATCCCCGCCGATAGCAGACTCACCGATAAAATTATCACCTATGGCTTGTGGATTGTTGTAGTCCACATAAGTTCCATTGCCCAAAATCGTACCCATTAACTGGAAACCCGCGTCATCAAATGAGATGTAAACTTCAACTGATTGGTCAGGGGAGATGTAGCCTTTCATTCTTAGCCTGCGGAACTTTTTTAAAGTTTCCCCAATAAATCTCCACTTCATCGCTCTCAAACCCTTAATAATGTATTTCTGGGCTTTAGAAGTCCAGTAAGACTGTATAGGAAGAGTCTTGTCATCAAAGCCGTTAAAAATATTATCTACCGTCTGGGCTACAGAAGAACCTGCATACAAATTATCCGAAGAATCTTTGGCAAACATTCGGGCGTTGTAAGGGCTGATGTCTACTGAGCCGCCTTTAACTTCGCTTAAATTGACCAACAGAATCCTGTCGTTGTCAGTAGACCCTGACTGCTTACAACTGATAATTATGTATCTTTCATAAGTGTCAAAATAACTGTCTGAAAAATCAAACAGGGAGAATTTAAACTGCGGGCAGTAAACTATCGGGAGAATATTATCTCCAATAGGATTTTTCTGTAAAAGAGTAAGTTCCGGCTTTAATGGATTGGAATTGTTTAAAAACAAAATCCCGTCTTTAGTGGACACTGTCGCATTATTTGAAGGCATACCCATATTAGAGTAATAAACTAAATTGCTAAAGGACAAATCATCTACTCCCAAAATTAATTGATAAACCGATTGCTGTTTAATGGAGTAGTAATTCCCGTCCTGTCCTATTAAAACTTTCATTATCGGGTCGCCGCCTTGGTCTTGTCTTAAAGTGATAGCTTCGCCTGCCAAACGAGTCGCGGAGAAAGTAAAATCCGCCAACCCTTTGTTAGTGGAATCTTCCCATTGGTAGTTTGCTTTTCCCGTACTGGAAACAGAAACCGCGTAAGCTCCACTGGCGTAGTTAATCGTTCCCGTCCCACCCATATTCCCTGTCAGTACTCCATTGTAGTTGTCAGTGTAAACTTCACAATTGGAATTAAGAGTTATAGTAACTCCAAAAGCGTTGGCTTTGGTATCTCCGGATTTAAAAGCTAGAGTTCCAAAATAGCAACTTAAAACCTCGCAAGCGACAGTCGTGTAAACTGTAGAGTTTTGAGAATCTATTCTTGATAAAAGCAAACCTGTCGGGTCATTGACCTTAGCCCAAAGTATCGTTCGCCCTTTATCAATCAGAATCCGTCCTCGGTAAAGTGAAGTGTTGTCGTAAAGTTTTATGGGAGTTGTGGGGTTGGCGTTGTTCATTTTCCAGTAACCGTCCACATTGACAAAAAAGGTAAACGCACCCGAAAGCGAAGCGTAATTAGCGAACGAGCCTTCTGAACCTGAAGTCAATCCCGTAATGACATCCTGCCACGCCGAACCGTCCCAATACTGAAGTTTGGTTTCAATTTTCCGGTAAAGAACCTGGACTCCGTCAACTCTATATCCGTACCATAATCCCCGTATCTGTCCTACCGCGCCTTCTGAACCCAAAGCAATCCGGCCGCCGACTAAAACCTGCCGCCCGTCTTTGGTCAGAAATCCAAGAGCGTCCTGTGAAGCATCGTCTGCGATGTCCTCGTTAGGGTAGAAATTCTGCACGCCTGATTGATAAAACTCCACGGTGCTATCCATTTTAGTTAATTGTTGTAATTTTTAATTTTGCCTGCATAGGTATCTGTTAATTTATGGCAAGGTTTACAGAGGGTTCTGCCGTTGTCTATTGCAAATCTTAGTTCTGGGAAATAAGCAAATGGTTTTATATGGTCGGCTTCTAAATAACCACCCGTTTGGTTTCCCCTAATACCACACCATATACAAGTATAATTATCTCTTTTAAAAACTGACTCACGCCATAATCTGTATTCTAAAGAACCTCTAATCAATTTATTTAATGGTGTTAGTCCACCTTTCCAATGGGGACTATTTTTACCTGATAATTCTGGCAATTTTTTCCCTTTGTGCCACGCAACTTGTCCTTTATGAGCTGAGGACAACTTATCTTTCATTTCTTTTGACCAGTGTTTACCATAATTCCAGGGCTTTTTACCAAAACTAGGATTTTTTGAACCTAATTTTGATAAAGAATATCTCTTTTTTTGGTCATCAGTTCTTTTCTTCCCTTTCATTTTCTTTATAAAATTTTTTCTTTGTTCTTCTGTCCATTTAATTCCTGTACGCATAGATTTAATTTAAATACGACTGCGAATCTTCGTAAATCATATCTAGCACAATTTTATCGTACCTTTGCTGGTTCTCAGCCATATAAGAATGGGCTCGGTCAAATATCTGAATAATCTGGTCATCGCAAGCCATCTTGTGATAGATAGCGTCCCAAAAATCACATCTGAATATCGGGTCGGAATAAGGTGCTTGTGTTGCGGCGGTAAGGTCGGGAGGGATAGAAATATAATCAAACTCGTAAGTTAAATCGGAAGCGGAGGGAACGGAAGCAAACACTATCTTATTAACTGTCGGGTCAACCCAAGCATACGCTCCGTTTAAAAACTGCCTTCTATCGGCGTAATTAACTACCTGATAAGGGATGTAAGCATTAGTCTGGCAAGATATAAAGATGACTACTGCTTTCATTCCATTGTCTGTGCTTACAGTGTTATCAGTAGAAAGATTGTTAATCGCTAAATATTTAAAATTACTTGGTAAAGCAATGGTAGCTTGTGAGTTTCCGTAAGCGTCTACTCCGATAGTCAAAGTTCCTGTTGCGCTCTTTTTTAAAAATACCCATGGTCTTTGGTTACAGATTTCTTTGTATATCTTGTTAGCCAATTCTAATTCTTCCTGTGCCGGAAGTTCGGTGGCATCATCAAGGTAGGTTTCAAACTTACTCAAAATATCAGTTGTGTGTTGTGTAGATAGCATTTAATTAAAGACTACATCCCTGCCTCTTAGTTTGTTATACTCCACAAATTTCTGTTTTCGTTCGTCAATCTTCATTCCGAATGAATCAAATCTCGTATCCAGCATTGCCCAGTAAATATCTATTTCATCCATTCTTAACTTATCCATTTCAGCTTCCCTAAAAGCAAACTTTAGGGCTTTTTTAAACTTCGGGATGAAAAGGAGAAGCGAAATAATCTTAAAAACTCCCGTAAACTTCTCGCCAATTCCCACGTTCCGTTCCTCGTGGAGTTTGGCCAACCGTTTAAATTCTTTTCGGGAAACTTCTTTCATCTCGTTAAAGGTATCCTGCATTACCATTCGGTATAAAGGAGTATATTCAAATATTGTGGCTACTGTCCGTCCCGTATAGTAAGCGGTTTCATTTCTAACCCCAAAATGTCTAAGGAAATTATAAGTCAAATGCCACATCTCGCGCGAGCAGGTGTTGTAATACTGAAACTCCATAAAATCCGAACGATACAATTTTCCCGCTAAGCTCTGTCCGCAATCCTTACACTTCTCTCCGTCAGCAGGGACTTCAGAGATGTAAATCTTATCTGCTAAATGGTTAAATCTTTGCAGGGTTTTTTCCAACCAGTTAATGGTGGGGCGGAATGTACCTAGCGAACCTAACATAAATAAGGATAAACTTTTCATTCTATCGTTATTCAGAGTCGCTGACGGGTAAATTAACCCCTTGCGGGGGAGGATGTGGTCATTAGACCAAGCAAACATCCCCCCCTCTTTTCCTTTTTCCAATCTCTCAAAGGAAGGATTCATATGCCCCCCAACCTGCTTTTCCAGCGGTTGGGCGGGTGCGAATATTCGGTTGGGAGGTAGGACTGTGGGCATTAAACGAAGTCTACGGTTACTTCAACAATTATCGCGGGGCCAGCGTTAGTAACATTCATCACATCAGTCGGGCTAAAGGTTACCGAACCGACAGGGCAAACATTTCCCCCTGCCGTGGCAGAACCCAACGGACAGGCTACGGTCAATCCAAGAGTGCAACTAGTGGTTAAAGTAGCGAATGTAGTGCCATTTTTGCTGAATGTCAGCACGTTAGTGGAGGTTGAACCTCCTGTTGCTCTTACACCTGTAATCGTTCCTGACATACCAACCGGGCAAGTACCAAATAAGGAATAAGTACCCGCTGCTTTCATAGCTTGAGAATAATGGCTGCCAATTTTTGGTTGTTTTGTCCAAGTCGGAGCGGCCGATGTTCCTGTATTCGTATAGACATCGCCAGTGCTTCGGTCTACTGCTTGACACCCCACGCCATAAGTCAGCGTAGTAGTGTCAAAAGGTGTGGAAGCAAAGGAGCAATCCATTATGTGTCCGTTTGAATTAGTCACGAAATACTCTAACCCCGCAATACTATTTGTTTGTGGCATATAATATATGCTTTCTCTCTTACGAGGTTAATTATGCTGCAATCCATACATCCAAGAACTTACGTGCGCCATCAGCGAAAGTTTTAACACCGCCAAGGTAAGAACTAAACACATTAGTTCCACGCCTGTCGGAAGTGGGGCGCATATCAACTTCTTTAATATCCTGAAGTACCCAATCAATAGCTCCCTTTTTACCGTAGTAAGAATGAATCATATTGTAGGTAACACAAGTGCCTGCACCTGAACCGATAGTTCCGCCTAAAACCATACGGCCTGCGCCAATACCCACAATCTTAATTGTGGTAGAGGTTGCGGTAGCAGTAAGTTTTAAGACATCCGTAAAACCAACCTGGTCAGCAGCGGCTAAAGCAACTTGGTTAGCTGAAGTCGTGCCTGGATTGTTAATCAATCCTGCAAGAGCCGTTAAAGAGGTTGCTAAGTTAGTGCCTACCAAGAAATTACCGGGAGTCGCACCGATAGCAGAAACTGCAGTCAAAGTAACTGTAGTGCTTGCGCCGGTGGAAATGTTCGGATAAGCAATGGACAAAGTCGCAGTGTTGGCAAAATCCGCACCGGGAGTCAACAAGAACTGGCCGGTAAGGTTCTGGGATACATAAACATCGGCAGTGGCAATCGGGCCGGCGTATCCGTTTTGGAATACCGATTCTACGATTGAGAACTGTTTGCCTAACAGATACTGTTCAATATCCGAAGCCGCATAAGCGTCAACTACCAGAGCCATATTGGTCATAGTAATGTTGACAGCACGCAGTTTAGCGGGCATACGGGTAACCATCTGGGGGACAGTGGTTGCAGTAAGGGAGATAGGCACAGCAGTGGAGGAAGTAGTGGTAAGGTCGCCTGTGTCAAAAGTCTGCAAAGCGTTGACGACTTCGGCAAAAATCCTCGCGTCAAAATCAGCGGCCACTTTAATAGCAATTTGTCCGCCAATAACTTCGCCGGGGTTTAAAGGCCCAGCCTGTGTTACTTCACCGTCTGAAATATAAAATACTGCTTCTTTTTCTAAGTTGATAGTCAGAGTTTCTGAGCTATCGGTAATGGTATCAATGGTGGAAGCTGCACCACGAGTTACCGTGCGTACCCGAACTGACTGTATATTGTAAGCGACACGCTCTACGCTTGCACCGTATTTCAGGTCAGGCATAAAACGGCCATTTCCAATTTCCTTCGCTACGAGAACCTTTTGAAAGATTTCTTCGTAGGAGTTGTCAAATTGGGGTTTATAAGTAGTTAAACCGGTCAATGGAGTAAAGTTAATTATTTACTCCCGCTTTTTTCTACAAACGCAATCGTTTTCCCATACCTTCGTTATACTTCTTTTTGAGTAATGGGTCTGCCATTATCTGCTGGAAGTATTCGGTATCACGGGTGGCTCTCGCCATATCAATTTCAATCGCGTCATTTCCCCCTCTTGGCACAGTGGGGTTAAGAGTCCGCTTACCCTGTACCAGATGCCCGAAGTTGTCCTCAAGTATCTGCCTAAAAGTTTTATTCGCGTTCTCAGGAAGCAGTGAGAGGGCTTTTACTGTTTCCCGTTTGGCGATTTTACTAAACTCAGGCAGTTCTTCCATCGTCTTATCAAAGACGGCGTTAAACTTTGAGGTTTGTTCGGCTGCCTTTTTTTCGTCCTCTAAAGGTTTGAGTTTGGCATTAAACTCCTTTTCGGCTTCAGCTTTGGTAGTGTTGGCAAACTCCTCAAGGAAGTTTGGGTCAACATTATACTTTTCGCCTAAGCTCTTTAAGTCGGCGGAAACTTCTTTTTTCGTAGCCCCTTCCTCAATGGACTTTTTCAAGTCTTTCATTTCCTTAGCCAGCTGTTTGTTTTCTTTCTTCATCTCAATCAGCACGGCTTCGGGAACCATTTTTGGTTCGGGCTTCGTTTCTAAAGCTTCTTTGACTGTCTGCTCCACTTTAGGTTGCTCTTTGGGAGCTTCCACGACAGGAGTTTCGGTAACCTTTGGCTCGGCTACGGGAGCGATAGGCTGGTCAGCCATATTTTAACCGTTTACACTGCGGCGCAGTCGGGTTATATAACTCCACCCAGGAGCGAAACAGATTTTAAGTTTCTGCAAACTTGATTAAGGAATCACGCGCGTCCTTTTGAAGCGGGTCTAGTTAGCTTGTGAGCCAACTAAATTAAACAAAAGGACATTCGTCATTGCTCAATATCAGGTTCAATTTTTAAAAGTTCTTCTAAAGCTATCTGCGCACCTTTTTTATTCTTGGGAGCGTTAAGTAATGTTTTATAAAGGTTTAATCTATCATTTAAAACCCCACAGGTAGCCCGTAAAGTCGGTTCGGGTAATTCAGCCCACTGGTTGCCTAAAAGCCCTAATGATTGCAGAATATCGCTTTTAAGGGACTTAATAAGCATCTGTCCGCCTTCACTTTTAGTTACGCTTTCCAAAGAAGCATACTTACGGATGTCAGATTTAATTAACTGTTTATCTTCGGACATTACTTGTAACGATTAAATGTTTTTAACTTAATCTCGCCTACGCTTACTTTAAAAAACTTTGAGGCTTTCTCTACCGCTTCTTTGTTGTTCTCGGCATAAACTGTAATTTGTATCTCCTTGCCGTCGGCTGTAAAAATTACTTTATAATTTGGCATTATCGTTAGTTAAAGCTGCGGTAAAAACTTCTATCCCTTTATCATTTGTAATCTGCGTCTGAAGTCCTGTCTGTTTAGCTATTTCCACTAACTCATCTGTTTCAATCTTTAGTATATCATCAATCTGTTGCAAAGTAGTGAGATTTTTTTTAACTCTTTCATTAAATTGGTAGTAAGCGGCGGCGGCAATCAACCATTTTTCATCCATGTCCTTAACTTGCGGGTGAGTGCCTATAATATTCTGCTTGGCGGCTTCATTAACCGAAGTTTCAGCTTCCAGTTCTTGTTTTTTCTTTAACAAAGATACTCGGTTATTGGCAAAATCCTGTATGGTAAAGGTAGAGTTCATACCTTCTTTCAGAATAACAGACTTTGACTGGTCTTCATTTGGTTCAAGGATTGAGTATTTAAGTTGTTCGGTTGGTTTATCCATTATTGTGGTTGATTAATTGGTAAGTTGGCTGGTTGTTGCATAGGTGGTGCGCCTTGTGGCATTGGTTGTCCTGGTTGTACTGGCGGGATGCCTCCCTGTGGCGGATTTGCACCATTTAACGGGGCGTTAGCAGTTTCCAGTAAAAGGTTAGTAGCGTGCTGTTGGACTTCTCTTGCGGTGTTCTTAGTTGCTATTGGGACAACTCCTTGAACATACAAAGCAAATCGTTTTAAGAGAGCAGGGTCTTTTTGGATGGTTTCAAGGTGGGACTGAATATAATCGTTTAGTTTCTGCAAGTAAGCCGTGTTAGCCGAAGGGTTTGGCGTAATGTCATTTCCTTGCTCTAATTCTTCAATATCCTTTGCACACTCAGACATTAAGTTGTTATCTCCATATACCGAGTTATCCAAAAATTCCCTAATGTCTTCATCCTTTACACCCGCAAGTCCTGCTTTGTATTCAAATATCTTTTTAATATTTACCAACTTTGAAAGTATTGGCCAAGTAATCTGGTTGTCTGTTTCAGCTTCCAGCCATTTTAAGATACGGTCTTTGGTGGATTCCGAGTGCCTTTCTTCTGCATCCGAAGCTTCAACTATCACGCCGTAAGAGTCGGACTTTTTAAACATATCATTCTTAGACACCATTTCCTGTTCAATCCCCTCGCCGCCAATCATATCAACGGCTATTTTCTTTGTAAGGTTTTCACGCACTCCCAACTCGTAAAGTTTGGCAAAGCGATTCATTCCAAACGACTCAGAGGTGTTAAGAAGTTCAAACCTGTCATCTGCTTCTTCTTTGTTACCTTCGTAAATTCCTAAAGTGTCTGTGGAAGTGTCAGTATGAATTCCCTCGGCTTGGTCGCTAACACCCATACTCTTTTGTAAGAGCCTGTCCAAAATATTAAAAACTTTAATCGGTGAATCTATGGCCGGTGTTACTAGTGTCTGAAAAGCTTTGTTAATATCTACGCCTTGCTTGACCATTATTCTGCCATCCCGTCTGTACTTAAGTTCAGCAAGGTTTTCAATAGCTCCTACTTGTACAAGTTTCATCGGTTTGTTAATAGCTTCAGAGTTATCTAACATCTGATTAATCGTCACGTCTTGAGCCATTATATTCTCACGGGCATAATCGCAATAAGAAGGTGTCCAGTATTCAGTAAGGTCGGGGAAAGCCGCATAACCCCAAATCGGCCAGGGGCCAAGTGGCAAGTCTTTGGTTGCTCCAAATTTATCAGTTAAAGGCGAAACTTCAATAGCCTTACCTGCCCGTTCCTGCATTGTTAAACAGTAGCGTTCAGTTTTTTGGGTGTTAGGATTAAAGAACGTTGTATACCATTCCCAAAACTTAAACTTGTTATCACTTGTTAATTCTTTTTTTCCAATAGTATTCTGACCGTACATCCTTGAAAGTTTGTTGGTTTCTTCCTGTGGGCTTTCGGTATTGTTACCACCGCCTTGGATAATCTCACGGACAGAGTCTTTATCGTAAATCCCGGCTGCAACACCGGCTTCAAGGTCATCCTTATCAAATACAACCCCATACCTACCCATATAACGGGCTTTTTCGTAATCTAATCCACCACCTGAAGGGTCAATTAAAAAATCATAAACGTCTATATTTTCAAGGTGTGATTGATAGCCGTCTACACTATCAGCGTAATAACAAAACTGCGCTCGGCCATAAATAATAACCTGTTTCTGTCCGACTAATCTTTTAATATCCCAAAAACCTGTGTCCCTATCTTGGGTTACTAAACTGTTTAATCTTTTAACTCTGGCTAGCTGGCTTTCTTTTTTCTTCTGGTATTTAAAAACTAATGGTGTGTTGGTCTTAGATTGCAAGGTATGCACAAACTCCTGCATACGGGCTAAGTTGACGTTAGAGCGTGAAGTAGCAAGCAAAGAATTAGCCGCTGAAATGTTTCCATAGTTAAGTCCCGTAGCGTAAGAGGACTTATTAACTTTGGTGTAATACATCTGCTCGTTAATCTGCCAGTTTCTAATCTTGCCTTGCTTATAAACTCTGGCCCATTGTATTTCACGGAGTGCCTGGCTAACCACACGGTCACGAATCTCCTTATCCGATAATTTACGGATAGGTTTATTTAAAACTTCTTCGGTTTTGCTGGTTTTATTGGGCATACTTTATTAAATTCCTATTTCTGCGTGAAGTGGTTGATATTCTTCTTCGGGTTCGCTTTGTTTTACAGTGGGTGAGTCAGTCATTAAAACGTATCGTAAAGCATCTAAAGCGTGGTCGTGTTCTTTAATTGGATTTTCTTGCTCGTTATGTCCAGATTGTTTATCTGGGTAGCTATAGGTTTCAAATTCGTTTATTAAATTCTGGCAGGAGCGATGTATTTTTAGTCTATTCTGTTTTAAAAGTTCCCGGACCTTATTTATGCCGCTCATCACGCTGTCTTTACCTTTGGTAACTTCTACAACATTTATACCTTTTTCATTTAAAACTTCTATTGCTGACGGGTTTTCAGGGTCAGGGTAAACTTTATTAAATTGGCAACTATCTACATATTCAGCTATTTGTTTCTCGGTTCTCTTGGTTTTATACCATTCACCCGTTACCCAATAGCAGTTATCATTGTCTTTCTTTATCGGAATTACAGCGCAAGGATTTGTAAAACCAAAGTCTATTCCCGCTATATATTCATTAACATTTTTAACTTCGTCATCAAATAAATGCTTCTTGCGGTCAAATTCTTTATAAACCAATCCTTCAGTCTTTCTAAAGTCGGCTAAATACTCTTGAGCAAATCTATCTTCAGTCAGTTCTTCTTTAGCCTTATCAATTTCTTCTTTAGGAATAAACGGATTATCATAGGTTGTAAAATGAAAACTCTTGTAATCCTTGTCTTTACTCTCTAGGTTATATAAATCGTAAAAATGATTAAAGCCTTTAGGTGTTGAGATAAAGAGTGCATCGCCTTTATTGTCTGTAAGTGTAGGTCTTAAAACTTCCTGCCAGTTCAGCCAAAAGTTTCGCATACTAGCGACTTCATCTATCACCAAAAAATCAAATTTCTGTCCTCTTAAAGTTTCTACACTTTCCCACCCTCTAAGGATTATTAAACTTTCGCCTTTATCTTGAGTTCTGGTTTTAATCTCTAATCTAGCTTCGTTAGTGCTGGTTATAATGGGTCTTAGTTCGCTTTTAAACTGTTCCCAAGCAATATCTCTTGCTTGCTGATAAGTTGGGGCTATATAACAAATTCTTCTTTCTTTACCTAAAGCTTTACCTTTAATCTCTTCTGCCGCTTCTGTTGTTTTACCAAAACGCCGTCCGCAGTTAATTACTCGGAAGCGGGCTTGGCTCTTGGCTATCTGTGCTTGGCTCGGAGTTAATTGCATTTTTATCAGCTATCTCTTTAGCTATCTGTATAACTAACGGTTGTCCGTCTTCACCTGTAACTTCTTGCGTTCTTGGTACAGCATTTTTAAGTACTGTTAAAAAGGTTTCGTTATATAATTCCTTTTCAACCATATTAGGATTATTCAAAACAAACTCTGCTTTTTCAAGAGCTGCTTGCTTAACTCTTCGTGCTAGATTTCTTAATGCTACTGTTTCAGCGGCCATCTTGTTATCGCTATTAGTTTATCGCTTATCTAAGCCTACTTCTTTGCAGGTGTCTTACCGCTTACACTTGATGTAAAACCCTTATTTCCACCTTTGCTTAAATCACCTTTAGCGGGTTCTTTATCTTCCAGTATATTCTTACCAGCTCCGCTTTTGCCGTGTCCCATATCAGCTGCGTCTGTCACACTGTTAGTATGAGCTGACTGATGTCGCCTAAACGGTTGGTCTTTCATTAATTCCTCTTGGTAGGCTTTTGCCGTTGACTTTCCTTTGGATTCCATTGTTTTATAATTAGTTATTAAATAGTCTTATGTGCTTGCCACTGGCCTTTCATTCCTGTCTTGTCTTGGAATATTTGGCCCGGGGTGGTATTCTTAGCCATTCTCTTTCTGCCTTTAGCTCCTGCTCTAGATAAAGCATTACGGGCATGTGAAGCGTCCTCAATAGGAAATCTTCGTCCGGGTAAAGCAAAATTCTTACTTGCTATCTTATTTCTACCTTGTGTTGTCAATTTAGCCATATAGTTCTTTGGGTGTAGTATTCTTAGCTTTTTTCCGACCTTTTGCCCGTTTGGGCAGATGCTTACCTTTTGTCGCCTTGTCCCATTCTGAAACATCCACACCTTTAGCTTTTAACTCTTTTTCGTGTGTGTGGAAAAAGCCTTCTTGTGCTTGCGAAACATACGGCATAGCTTTAAAAAGCCTAATTTATAAGTTCTAAAATAAAACCGCAGCCAGCTTATACGGCGGGTGCGGTAGGGGTAAAAGACACTGTTTCGGGGGCAGGAACTACTGGAGTAACAGTTACGCTAAAGGCCACTTGGTCTTTATCGCAAACGCCCTGTAAATCTGCTTGAAGTTGTGCGTCCATTTTATTAAGTTTAATTATTTAAAGTAAGTATATCACATAATTTACCTTTTGTCTAATAATTGCACCAAATGCCCGTCAATCGCTTTTAACTGAAGCCAGTAATTCCTCAGTATTCTCTAAAATTCGGTTTATAGCCACCATCTGCGGATTAAGGGAATTTGTTATCTCCGCCTGTGTGTGGGGAACTCTGTGTTTAATCAGTTTCTTTCCCACCCACCATAGTCCTAGAGTCATTACTACCGCTGTTCCTATAACCAACCACCTGGAAGGATGAAAGCCGAGAATGTAAATAAATGCTGCTAAATAAACTAAGTATTTAATCAAACTCTCAAAAGCACTTATCTCGGCTAACGAGGTGTTCAAAGGTTGAAGGAACTCTTGTTTAAAAGTCTGCCGGTAAAAATTAATTAGTAGTTCTTTCACATTCTCTCGCTTAAATATTTAGCCTGTTCGTAACTAGCCAGCCCTCTCCATACATAACCATTACTATCTTTAAAGCCCCAGTATTCTCTATTCTCTTTCTGCATGTGCATAGGGAAAGGCTTTTTGGAGCGATAAAAGTGCGCACGCATATCTCGTAGAGATTCTTGGAATATATTTATTGACATATAGGTTTTTTATCTGCGAATTGATAACACTGTTTAGGTTGTATAAACTTTGGTGGTACTAAGTTAGTCGCTTTAGGTAGTGTTGTGGTCGCTTGCTTAACGTCAGGACTCCAACTTTCGTAATCAATAATATTGGTTTCCACCTGCGGTCCCCTCGGTTCTAGAGCTGTCTTTACCGGCTTAGTCAGGTTTAAATAAGTACCAATAGCTAAAAGGACAACGAATAGGATTAGTATGTAAATGGTGCGCCAGATGGTCATTAATTAAATAAAGTTTTCATACTTGTGATTTAGACATCCTATAATCTTTTTCCATACTCCAAAGTCTCTTACTAATTGACTTATACATAATATCAAGACGGCGAAGTTCGTAAGTCAGGGCTATTTCTTTCTGCCCTTCTGAACTGGAAGCCCATAACATATCTGTATGTTTATCAGAGAGCGGTTTTTCTCTTGGGGTGTCATCTATTTGGCTTGTTAGTTTAAATTCTAGCCACTTACCGGATTTGGGAATCAAAACTTTTTTAAGCATCTCTGTATAGTAAGCCGTATATCCTGCTAAAATCGTTAAAAACGAAGCAAGTCTAATAGGGTCATCTAACCCTTCTTTTAATTCCGTTTCAATTTGATTAATTGTTAAGGGGGTGTCCGTGGATAGCATAAGGAAAATTTAAATTTGCATATTCACCATATAAATCTTTAACAGCAATATCTCTAGCCATAGCGGCGTGGCGTTCGTTATCAAAACTCCCAACTAAAGAAGTCTTATTATTTACTTTAACTTGTACTATCCAATCTTTACATCTAGCATATTCTCCCTTTTTATGAACTCCTAAATAATAAGAATTAGAATTTTTCGCTTTAGATTTATTTTGTCCGTTTTGTGTTTTAGTTACAACTCGTAAATTACATTTTCTGTTATCTAAAATGTTATGATTTATATGGTCAATCATAATATCATTAGGGATATCTAATAAAAAATGATGTAAATAGGTATTTTTCATTTTTTTACTATTTATCCGTTTTGCAAACATTATATAACCCCTAGTTCCTAATCTCCAATTAAAATTCTTTATTTTAGGATAATCTTCTGAATCTATTAAAGTATACCCACTATTTCTAATTTTAATTGCCCAAAAACCATTGCCTGCTAGTTTAGTTAAATACCCTGCGAGAATAACAGGGTCATCACAAGTTTTTAAGTCTTCTTGGATTCTATCAATTTCGTCTTGAGCCATAAAGCAATCATTTTGTCATCACGCCTACAATAAGTATAAGCGGCTAGTTTAAGTTTTTTAAAGCCTTGTTGCCCCAATCGTTTTTCCATATATCGAGTGTAATCATCACGCAGGTCGCCGTGTCCCCAAAGTCTGTGGCATCCGTAGCAAAGGCTGACGCAGTTTTCAAAAGAGAATCTAGTGTTTTCGTGTCCACGCCCGAAGTAATGGCTACAATGAAGGGCTTGAGTGGGGGGTTGGTATCTTGTTCCGCAACGCTGGCAAGTCCAGTTATCTCGCTCTCTAACAAGTTTTGAGAATTTAATGTCATTTGAGCGTAGTTTCATTCTTCATCCTAGATATAGCTTTAGAGATTAAACTAACTTTAGTGCTTTTTCTCCTATTTCCTGTAATTCTTGCCAAGTATATTCTTCTTTTTCATTAACTTTTATTAGTGCTTCTTGAATTAGTCTTATATTCTCTTTCTTTATTCCTATTTCGTTTCTTCTTTCATACTTTAGGTGTTAGAAATAAACTCGCTTTCTAAAAGTTCCGCATTCGTGGCAGATATAATAAACATATTTCCAGCGTTTTCTAGTTTTCTTCTTCATTTCTATTTACTTCTTTTTAATGAGTAGCTTTGAGAATCTTTAGAAGTTCTTTTGCGTGTTTTTGGTACGCCACACTCCTCGCACTCCACGCACTCCTCGCACTCCACGCCACACTCTCCGCCGCACTCCACACACTCTCCGCCACACTCCACGCCACACTCTCCGCCACACTCTCCGCCGCACTCCTCGCACTCCACGCCACACTCTCCGCCGCACTCTCGTCCCAAACGCCTGTCTTAATAGCGTTTTCGTGTAAGTTCAAAATCCCAAGAATTGCATCAACAATTTGCTTTTTTAAATCATCAGAAATCTTTAAACTTAAAACTCGTTCAATATTCTCTTTCATCAAGTAGGCACAAAACTTCCATTTAACGGGTTCTAGGTTCGCTCCGACATTCACGGCTTTGGCAAACTGTTCCGGCCATTTCAGAGCGTCTTCTTTTGGCAGTCCTTCAAAAATCGTATCCTCTAACCTAGCAAGCCATTCGGGCATACCTAACTTACTCTCGTATTCTTTGTGTTGGTTATACTGTTCTTGTAAGGTTTCACCATTTAAAATAGCTAAGGAACGAAGAGAACAAGCCACAGCGCAACCTTTCCATTGTCCATTTTGGTGTCCGTAAGTACCTTGAACAATAGCATCCATCTTTCTATGCTTTTGGACTTCTTTAACAAAAGATTCTTTTAGTTTTGTATTTCCTAAGTATGCTTGCATTGTTTTTTCCTTTAATTATTGATTAGTTAAATTAAACTTTTACTTCTACCCAAGAACCTTTATAAAATTCCATAATCGGCACGCCAGCCAATCGCCTTGCAGCATTTAATGAGCCAAACTTATTATGGTAAGTCTGAACCGAAGGCAGAAGTCCACGCTTCATATCGCTTTGTTGGGGCGTTCTTTTGTGTAAGTGATAAAATATACGCATGTACTCTAGCATTTTCTCTTTAGAATATTTTTCTAATTTTGTATCTTCACGGGATTTTAATTTGCACATCTCCAAAACTTTACGCCAAGTCCCAAAAGTTGTAATTAAAGCACTCGCATATCTGCCTCCGTATTCTTCCCTAAATTCTTTTATGGAAGGCACTTCATTATTTCTTTGATTCATACTTTGAACCTTATCAAGTAATTGGTCGGGGCAAGTTCCATTTTGGTTCTTTTTTTCTAACTGCCAACTATGCTTGCCAAGTTTGCCATTCTTGACCGCTTTTTTAGTCATTTTTTTCATCTGTTGCAAAACTTCCGCCCTTGTTTTCGTCATTCTGTAATTTTTGTTATTAGTCATTAACTTTTCCCGTGTTCCTTCGCCACATAACGCAGTCGTTAAATTTAAGCCGGTTTTAAATTTATACTCATCTTTATCCATATGATGTTTTAAAGCCGCATGAACTCCTACATTTCTAAATAAGAAACCGCAAAAATGACATTGGACTTTATCTTTTTCTTTGTTATACATAACCACACCTTGATAACCAAAACCGCCTACAAACTTTTTTAATGGTTCTTTATAGCCATAAAAAGACAACTCATTTTCTTTAGGAATTACATAACCCTTTTTTATTCGCTTATAGTCGTTAGAAGTTTTTATTTCTTCATTCATATTAGTTAAAGTTCTTTTTAGAGGTTAAGTTCTAATCTATGCCTATAAGTTTAATTCTCTGTAAACTTTGAATCTCTGTTATAAGCACAGGTAGAAATTAACTAGCTTTGGCTTTTTGTATACCTTTTTCCATTAACTCAGCCGCTTTACTCTTGGGTTTAGTCTCTAAAACTTCATTTTGTAAACTGTCCTGAATTTTCTGTGCTATCACCTTAGCTGTCTTTAAAACCATATCGTAATAAGCACCTGTAAGTTTTCCGTTCTCTTTTGCCCACTTTATTTCGCTGGAAACTTTAGCGTACATTTGGGGCGTGGTACATTCTTCTAAATCTTTAGTAAACAAACTTACTAACTTATCTTCTTCACCTAGAGGTTTAAGTCCGTTAGAGAAACTAGAAAACTTATAGAGGTAATTAATTGCTTCGCTTGCGGTGCCTTCTTTGCCACCTGTCAGGTTGTCTAAGTCAAAACCTTGGTCAAACATCTCTTCCTTAGTGACTCCTTTTTGGTCCATTAGGGAATCAATAAAGTTAAGCTGTTTTTCTGTGGCTGGATACGCATTATTCTGCGTTGTGGGCGTACCAATTTGGTCGGCTGGCATATCTTCTAGGTCTTGAGTAAAGAAGTCGCTCAAGCCAGAAGCACGAAGCACAGCGTCAATAAAAGCGGACTTCTGCGCCATTTTAAGTGTCTTGTTTGCATCCCCACCATTTTTAGCCAAAGTTGCCGCACCTCTACCTTCACCGACAAACTTATTGCCTTTAGCGAGTGTGCATTTAAAAGCTACAAGTCCGGCAATCGTTCCTAACATTTCTATCGCATCCGTGTCTTTTTCAAAAGTAGCGTTCCACTGAAAGATAGAAGCTATTTTTTCTGCTCCGCCTTTAGCTAAACTCTTTTTGCCTTGAATTATGTGATAGTCTTTACCTTCAACACAAATAGCGGAAACCTTATCAATAAACTCTTTGCGTTTGTCTAAAAATCCGTCAATATCGGCTGTCTGCTTTACAAGAGCGTTTCTTTGTGGTATTATGTCTTTGCTAGTTTCTTTTTCTACAACAACCTCTTGCACGGGGTTGTTTTGTTTTGTATTAGGCATTGTTTTCCCTTTCCATTAAATAATTTATAAACTTAGTTCGGTTTTCTTTTAACCACATATCTTGAAATTCAGGAGATAGTTGTTCGTTTATATTTTCAACAATTACATCATTTTGAGCGTTTGACATTAGGTTGCTCCTTTTAGGGCCAGTGCGGCGATTAAAACCGCTATTGCACAAGTCCCAATAAATAATAAGCCGGTTAGTATCGTCTCAGAAAGACTTTCTTTAGGGACGTATTTAGAAGCGATTTGTTTGCCGAAATGTTTTGAGTAGTCGTTCATAAAATTTCTTTTAATTGTTCTAGTAAAACTTTAATTTCTTTTGCTTTTTCGGAAATCTCATTTGCAATAGTCGCTCGTTCTTCTTGAAGTCCGGGTTTGTCGCCATTCCATTCTCCCGAAACATCATCGGCGGCTTTAATCAAATCTTCTAATTCGTAAATGTAATGTTGTAAGTGTTCCATATTATCGTATTAAGCAACTAATTGTTTGTGAACTAACTGCTGTCGGACTAAAAGTTATTATCTTTGTCTTAGGAATTACTAAGTCTAAGAAAATAAGGAAGAGTAAAAGAATAATTATAAGGGTTAGTAATTTCATTTGTTTTGGCTTAGAGGGCGATAATTTTAGCTCAGTCCATAATTTTGTTTGGAACTGCTAGTTTACCGCCCGCTTATATTTGCTTTATATCGGTATCCGAGCCTTAGCTAGAATGCCGTTATTGCTATTTAAATGCCCGTGGTGAGGTTTTTCTGCTTTCTCTTGGCTAGGCGAGCCTTAACTCCTAATAGGGCTAATTTTCGCCTTTCAGCCTTAGTCATCTTTTTCATTCTGGCTTTACCGCCGAGTCTGGCAAATTCTTGTAGTGTTAATGTCATTATCTTCGTTTACTAGTTAGATGAGGAGAAGCAAGCGATATTCCTTACACCTGCTAACTCCCCCTCATCTTGGAACATTATTTGGATTTAAGAAGCTCTATCGCATACTTATATCCTTCAATCAAACCTTGAACCCTTATCTTAGTATCTGGTTTAGCCATTCCACTTTTTTGGAATACCTTAGCCGTCCGAATACTTAACTGCAAACTCTTTATTATTTTTTCCTTTGTCATTCTTGCTCACCGCCTTTCTTTTTCTCCTACCTTATAATAATAGCACATAACCAGCTAGCTTGCAAGCCCGATTTTCTCGCTTTGTTAAGCCCATATCTAGCAAGCTGGTTAAATGCTTTAAACTTTATCCACAAAATCTTTTAGTTATCTTTTCTCTTAAACTTAATCCCTTTAAATCCTCTCCTAACACCTGCCGTTGCTCGTTCATCTCTAAATGGTTGAAACTGAATCTTTAATCCTCTTCTGCCTTTAATTAGCCGGAAGTTAATTTTGTGTACTAATCCGCAATCACAGCACCGAAGTTTATAGCCTCTTCTTATAGGTTGAATCCAATCGCCGTCAAATTGCTTTTTGTACTTCATTCTTCTTTAAATTAAAAATTAGACTTTTAGTTTATCTGTTAGAAATTCAAAATTAAATCGTTTATATGATATTGCTTAAATCCCCGTTTTTCCATTAAGTGCTTTTTAAATCGGCGATTCCAAAGTTCCAAAATTACCAGACTCTTTTTATCCCGCTTGCAAGAGTTTATAAACCAGTCAAAAACATCTTCTAAGTGTCCATTACCTTTTTCTTTGTTATCAATCGCCAATATCTGGTATTCGTTGTCTTTGCAACGCCACAAACCGCCACAAGTCCCTATTCTAAATCTCTCAAATCTGTCGCCTATATCAAATTCCCAAGGGGCAACTTCAAAAGTTAAGTTATGGGTAGAAGTAAAATATTGTTTTTCCTTAGTTTTCATAGTCTTTTAGTTTATCTGGTTAGAAGTTCCAATAATTTAGGACGCTTTTGATTCATTCCGTTAGCAAGAAAATATACCAAAATATCTAATTTCTGTTCCGCAGTCATTTCAAGTTCGGGTGCTGGTTTTTTGTTAATAATCCTTTTCCCATTCCACCAGAGTAAACCCCATTCTTTATGTATTTCATCAGGATATATAAGGTTCGTGGGACAAAAAATATACTGGTAATTTCCTAATGGGGTTGGATGGTTTTCTTTACCTTTTTGGGAAGCAGAACGAAAATCCGCTTTTGAAACTTTTACTTCTATAGCCATTGTTTTTAAATTCCAGCTTCTGCTCATTCCCCAAACATCGCAGATTCCTAATGGCATAGGGACTTCCTCGCCGCATACCCAAAATGTTTTTGATATTGCATAACTTTTAGCTATACCTTGCAATTCTGTATGTAATGCACTCTTCATTGTTTTAGTCTTTTAGTTTATCTGTTAGAAATCAGGCTGTTTAAGTATCTCGTATTTCCTGTCTTGCCATTTTGGGTGTACGTCACAATGTCCCTCAGCGTGAGCTATTAAGTAAACCTCGGTAATTATCTTTGCGGCTTCTAGCAAGCGTTTGTTTTTCCGCTTTACCCTATCGTCGTGGATATACCATTCCATATCTAACCCAAAATCCCCGCCAACAAGACGCTCTATTGCTTCCAAGGCTTTATGTGGGTTTTTCATCTCTTTAATCCTTTCTATTGGGGGGGGGTTAGTTAATTTCAGTTAATTCCGCTTCAATTAAACTACAACCTCTAAATTGTTTTTTCTGGCTCATATTAGCTTCCCATTCTTCTTTTACTGCCATAACTAATCGATCGCTCTCCGCTGACCAAATCCCTGCGGCTGGTCTTAAAATACCTTCTTCATCTTTTATTGTTAGAACTTTCATAAGTTTCTTGTTTAAGTCTTTTTAATTGGTTAGAGGTTAGACCTTTTTAATAGTAATTACTAAATTTTCTCCCATTGTTTGAACTTGCAACATTTTTTCTACTTGTAATATCACACCAGCAATAACTTGCGATTTTTGCTTTTCTATACGCTCTTGGGCTTCTTTTAACTCTATGTCAGTAATACGTTTAATTTCACTATCAATAGCTTGCTTTAGAAAAACTGGTAGTATTTCCCAACTCTTATTTTCGCTTTGCATTGGTTTTACTCCTTATTATTTATTAAACTAAAAATCTAGCCACCGGTCAGTTTTTAAAATACTATCGTCTAACTCTTGCCTTTTATCTCGCTTCTTTTTAAACTGCCACCATTTTGACCATTTATGTTTCATTTTTCCCCTTTCTTAATTGTTTTAGCTTCTTTCATAGTCTTTTAGTTTATCTGTTAGAAATCTAGAGGGGTTAGAGTTTTTTACTTTCCTGTGGTTCATAAATACGCTTTTCAATTTCCTGTAGATACCAATTTAATTTATTCCTAAGTTCAAAAGCTAACTCCTTGGTAGGGGTTTCAATATAATGCGTTACATCAGGATTTGGGCTTCCTAAGCAAATTCCCCATTTTGTGGGTTTGTCCAAACTTGGTTCTTCTACTACTTCAATATAAAACATAATTATCAAATACAGTTAATTAAAAAATCTTTTACTTTTTCAGAAATACTATCAACTAATGGGTTATATAATTTTTCCAATTCTTTCCGTTTTTCGATTATTGAGTTATATTCTTTTTCGGAATAATTTTTTGAGTCAATCAAAGGAATCATTGGGGCAATTTCGTTAAGATGCTCCCACATTACATCTCTTATTTCGTCTTTTAATGTATTCATAAATTTAATAATCTTTAGTTAATTCTTTACCTTCCCCACACTCTTTGCACTTAATAAGTTTGGGAGTAACTTCCTCATTGTGCATAAAATGTTTTGTTACTTTTTTACAATTCTTACAAAATGAAGTGATTGTCATACTGGTAATTGTTTAATTATATTCATTACTGCCCAATAAGTTATATCGCCGTAAGAGCCTTGAATTTGAGTTAAAACATCGTTTGGACTTTTTCCTCTGTTAATTTGCCAAATTAAGAAAGTTATAGCCCTATCAACTTCTAAGGGTATTACCTTACACTTTGTTTTTACTTTAACTCTTATATCAGTTTTCATAGTCTTTTAGTTATCTGTTAGAAAATTAACTCCTATAAGGGATTAAAAATTAGTTATCTGTTAGAAATTAGCGAAAAGCTAGTGAAATAAAAAACATATATAATGTTCCTAAAAAGAAATACAACTGCGGACTTTTAACATCTTTGCTCATATGCAAGTACCAAGCCAAAATTCCTATACATAATGCTATTAGTCCAAATATAAGTTTCATAGTCTTTTAGTTTATCTGTTAGAAATCTAGACTTGTTTCCAAGTTTCTTTTTCCTCTTGTTGAGGTTCAAAAATTGCGATGTCTAAGTTATCAGGAATCTGAATATGAATAAATTGCCCAGCATTTTCTTTATCTCTAAAATCACCGGCACAATTCCCCCTAATAGCGTGGACTTTCCAACCTTTTGGAATTTTGCCAAGCAATCTCACCCCCCAGTCTCCGTCAAACTTGTAATCAACTACAACATTATTTATTTTTAACTGTGAGTAGCTCTCTGCGGACTTACCAAAATCCGTTTCCAATTCACAACAATCATCACTAGCACCATATAAATATATATTTTTCATTTTCTTTAATCCTTTCTATTGGGGGGTTAGTTAAAATTAAACATTATATTTATTTATTGGTTCTCTGTTTTCTTTCAAGAAGGCGTACCGTTCACGGGCTAACTTTAAAAGGGAATCAATTTCGGGGGTCGGGCGGTCAAACTTTGCTTTGGCTTTTTTTAAGCCCTTAGCCATTAATTCAATCGCTTTGCCTCGGGTCTCACGGGTTATCAATCCTTCAAATCCAATTCCAGGTGGTAAAGCGGTGTAAGGCTGTCCGTAGTTGTAAGTTTTGTCGTCCACATAGTTTTCAATATCGTCAATTTCCATTACAGCGGACTTTTTAAAAACTTTTCCAGAAACTTCTAAGAAACTATCATTATCCATTTCCTGAAATTTGTTATAGTCCTCTTGGGTTAGTTTTACTTTTGACCCTGTTGCCAAGGTTGCGTAGCAGATGAACTTGTCCATATTTTACCTTTCTTAGCCCCCTTAAATTTTATTAAGGCAGCCATTTTTTCTTTTAATTGGTAAGGCGTTGTAATTGTGGGGGCATACTTATCTTTTTGAACCGAGGCGGCATATTTGGCAGCGGAAAGAGTTTTTTCAAAACCATATTTGCCTATAAGCCAATCAGCAGCTTGTCTGTCTGTCTTGTTAGCAAAGTTAATGTTTGGGTTAATGTTCTCATAGAAGAATTTAAATAAATCTTGTGCTTGCGAGCTTTGCTCGCTAATGTCTTTTGTTATTGTCTTTAAAGAATGTCTTTTGTGTGTTAAGCCCGCTTTACTAGCACCAGTTAAGCGGTGTTTACTAGGTCTAGTTAAGGTAGCTTTACTAGTTAAGCCCGCTTTACTACCCCATTGAGTGTAATACTTATTGAATTTATAGGCGATTGTCGTGTCTGGTAAAGCCCGCTTAACTACTATCTTGTTATGTATTAAATTTTTAAGGGTTTTAACTATTGTAGGTCTGGAAATTAAGGTAGCTTTTTCAAATTGGGTTAAACTTATTATATCTTCTGGCTTATTAAATCCCCAAGTCTTACGAATTATAAAAAGGACAACAGCTAATTCTGCACCTAGTAAACCCGCCTTAACTAGTTCATCAATCGCTTTGTTAATAATCCTAGTAAATTGCCCATTTTCAACCTGTAATTCGTCCATTTTGTTTCCATATATTTTAAAATCCCCGCCCTAAGCAACTTTGAGATTGCGTGCCGATTAAACGGCTTAGAACGGGGACACTAACACCTAGGTATAAAAAATTTCGCCACATCTCAATCTCAAAGTAGTTTCATTATACTCCTTTTAAATCTTTTGTCAATGTGTATAACTTCACCCCCCAACATCTTTTTAAACTAAAAGGGGAGGTAAAAATGCGCCTCCCCTACCGCTTTCTTAAGGCGGATTCAGTCCGTCAGGTAGCGACTGTCGGAAATCAAATTGGTGGTTTTGTGCTGATATGCATTTCTTTGAGGAGTTTTAAGTCCTCTTCAGTCAGACCCTCAGTGGGTGCAGAAGGAACATCGGCTATCAGTTCCTCCAAAGGCATACGGCGATACGAGTCCCGTCCACAAGGACAGTGCCAGAATACAGCGAGTTCGCCTAACGAGGTGAGGCCTATCTCTACCTGTTTTTCCTGTAAGCCGCAATCCCGGCACTTCCATTCGTACATGTAGAGATTGAAGTTCATAAATCCCTCAGTATCAACGGAGGGTGCAGGAAATTGTGGTAGCAGGGACGGGTGTGAAAAACAAACCCGTTACTGACCATTTTGTCCTGTTCATCTTTTACAGGCTTAAGACACCACGGGCAAAGTACATGACCTTCTTTTTGGGCATTGCCAAGTCGTAGACGCTGAACCAACACGGATACTTGAGTCATTGCAAATCCTCCTAGAATCTGCTAAAATTGAAGTACCATTGTTCTGGCGATGGCACATCTTTTAAAGCTTGGAAAGCCAGAACTTTCTAAGCCTCAAAAGGTGTTTTTTTATGAAGAGAATTAAATTAACTAGAGAAAATTATGCTTTAGTAGACGATGAAGATTTTGAATACTTGAATCAATGGAAATGGGTATCTCATTCAAAAAAATATGCTCTTAGATATACTTATATTAATAAAAAAATGATAGCTATTTATATGCACCGTTTAATTATGAATTGCCCTAAAGGAATGGAAATAGACCATATAGACAGAAACGGATTAAATAATCAGAAAAGTAATTTAAGAATTTGTACCCATCAACAAAATTTAAAAAACTATCCAAAAAGAATCAATACTACTTCAATTTATAAAGGTGTTTTTTGGGATAAACCTTTTTGGGTTGCAGCTATAAGGTATAAAAATAAAAAATTATTTATAGGTTATTTTAAAGAAGAACGCCACGCTGCAATGGCTAGAGATTTATGGGCAAAAGAATTGCATAAAGAATTTGCAAGTTTAAATTTTAAGCAAAATGAGGTAGTCAAATAACCCTTATATAGGATTGCGGAGTTTTGACTACCCTATTTATTTACAACACTCCTTAGACCTGAACGGTTGTTGGAGGAATTGTGGGAGTAGGTACAACAGGAGCGGGAGTAATCGTAACTTGAGTTGCTGAAGTAGCCGGAGGGTTTTGGGTAACCATCGGAGTTGTGCCTTCCGGTACACTCGGACTTCCGAATGAGTGGTAGAGGTAAACCAAAAGCACTCCTAAAGCTACGCAACCAGCCGCAACATAGTACTGGTTTTTAGACAAAGCATCGGCAGCGGCTGCGAAGTCCGCTAAACTCATACTCATAAAAGTAACGTCGGTTGGGGAAACTGGGTTGTTGTTCATATAATTTCAGGAATTATTTTATCTTCTAGTGGCTCGACGACTTCCACTTTTTTTAATTCTAAATAAATTTTATCTTCAATCTCTCCCCAATTAGCTATCACAGTAAGTTCTCCATATTCAGAGTCTACCTTAGAACCTACGCTTAAATCATTTAAGTGCGGGAGTTTCATTTAACTCCTTTCATTTAGCTATTAAATTCCAATAAGGGGCAAGTTCCATTAAGTAGTCTAAGAAATAATCAACCGGGGATGGGTAGCCAAGAGTCTGGGGATCGTGGGTTTTATCTCTCTGCCCTGATTTAGAGAGAAAATAATCAGCGTGCATACACTCGTGGGAAAAAAAGATTTCAGTCGCTTGTGGGTAAATCTCAAACGGTATAGTTTTGTCGTCTAAACTGGAAATCCAATCAAGCGGAATTTCAATTACATTAAAGCCGTGTTCGAATATCGGAGCCTCAATAGGGTGGTTGGGTTTGGGGTTCAATTCTGAATTGTCGTAAATCAGGCAGACCACGTCATATTGCTTGTCTTTTTCCCGCTGTATGCGGTCTCCTTCGCTTGAAATTGCCTCAGGGTCGACGTAAATCGTCCCGTCCGAGGTGGAGAGCACTGGGAAAATAACGTTCGTTGGAGCGTAATCTACGCTTATATTGAAAACGGTAGTCTTTGCTTTAACTTTGTCACAATAATTCTGAATTCCCTGATACAGATTCATTATCTGATTAAAAGGAACGTTAGAGCATAAAACTAATACCCTTTGATTAAAAGTTGGTATGGGAAAGAGTAGTTTTCCTCGTAAGCAACCAACTATGCTTTTATCTGACACAGACACTTGTCTTGTATGGTGGATTTTATTATCTAAGTTCCAATTGCTTTCGGTAATAGTCATTACTCCGTTTTCAATATTATTACAGAAGCCTATGTGCCCGGCGGGAGTATCCACATTAAAGACTATC